TGGTGTTCTCTCTTCATCAATAGTAGGTGCCTCATCTTGCACTGGTTCCTGACTTACATCAGGTGTCTCCAAGAACTTCTTAAATGCTTTATCTTTGACGACTGCTCCCAGTTTGCCAGCAATTAATTGTAAGCCACTGTCATCAACAACATCATCAAGGATAAAAGTATTATCCTCAGATACAATGTCTTGTGCTACAGCATCATCAATAGCTTGTTTAAACATCATCAACACCCTAGTAAATTCAGTTGGTAATTGTTCTACATCCTGATTAAATGTTGGATAATCTGCTTTAAGTCCAAATAAAGGTTGCATCTTCTGTGTAGCCTTAACAAGACTATTCAGCACCTTCTTACTGAAATTACCCGTCGGTGTGAATTCATCCATAAGTGAATCCTCCGTTTGAGCAATCAGCTCCTGTCCTTCAAGTACTAAAGGATCTACTTCTTCACGTATTGCCATTCGATTCTGCCTCCTGTAGCATTTGTTTGGCAGGCATTAGTTCCTCGACAGCACGTATTGCTGCACCATAGGTTCCTCCACCTTCTTTCAATTTCTCTTGATATGCATTATTCATCTTATCAAAGTGTTCATCTTCATCTTTCTGTGCAGAAACTTTATTTTCTACAAAATCCTTAGGTAGATCAGACAACGGAACAAATCCCATTGACTTAGCGATCTCTGCCTCTTGTCGTTGATTAACAACCCTACGCCCTAATGATTTAGAAAACATGTTAGATGCTAAACCTTCCTGCCAACCAGCCCACTGTTCAGCCATCTTTGCTGGCATTGTAACACCTATCATTAAATCACTATGACAGTTTCCACAACAATTCTTCTGAATAAATAAATCACGTTCGTCAAACTTCATAAGTTCTTCAATTTCATTTGGACAACCCGTACACTTAAATATATATAAAGGCATTAATACACACCTTTATCTGAGCTGTTCATCTCACCGGGCAGTGGCATCTTACGTCCTCTCCCACCACGTAATGACTGGGCCACACCCTCCTCAGGGCTAGGTGGTCTAGTATCAAAGGGTGCACCATCCGGCCGACCCTGTGGCATAGCACCACCTCTAGGTCCCACCTCTTGTTGCACCTCTTCTGTCTCACTAAACTGACGTGGTAGATCAAACAGACGAATAATCTCATCACGTATCTTCCACTGTGCCACACCTAACTGTCCTAGCACTGGGGCTAACTGAAGCATCTGTTGTCGTTTTATCGATTCAGCTATTGGTGTCGATGCTTGATCCTGTGAGACAAATTTAAATTTACCATCAAGTTTCTGAGGTGCCACTATAGTTGGAACACCCTCAATTAGCACAACCTCACGGTCAGTTCCTTCACTGATAAGCCCGATAATGCGTATATACAATTCGGCAATCCTCTCAATCATACCATCACGCTCTCTGGCCAATCGGCCAATCTCACTAGCAGTATATTGTGCCAATGCTGCAATCTCTGTAGCTGAAGACTGACTAGCCTCACCTCTTGTGAATGGAGCCATAACAGAACCTTTAGCAAGATCACCATCGATCTGATTAAGATATATATTATGGTTGGTAGAAATAGGAATAGACGGTACAACTGATATCAACCCAGCCAAGTTCTCAGCATCTACAGGGATCATAGCACCGTCTATTCCAGCAGTGATTTTGGCTAGAGCCTCTTCGTCTATAGCACCCTCTCTTACGAGAAACTGTCTAGTATCACGACGCACCGCATTTGCCCAGAATGATCTTAATATATTCTTCTCATACACTTGATCATATATTCTCTTCATTGCACTGATACCATCTAATGGTCTATCAGGCACACGACTATAATACAATGGCACTATAGGAGAGGCAACATCACCATTACTTACTGTAAGGGGGATCCTCTCTTCTGATAGCAGTCTATCGCTGTTCTGAATGTTTGGTGTCCAGAAATATAACTTATCATTTATGAAATCATATAATTCCACAACTTTACAATACAAAAACTGATCAGGTAAATCACCTGTATCATCGTTACGATTATTGCCAGTTGTTCCACTTCCTTCAAAGTAATCCTCTTTCTTCACAGGGATCCATTTCTTCCTTCCAAACTTTTCATTCATTGCTGCAACAGTCTCAAAGTAGATATGACCTGTATATCTCTGCTCATCCCATGATGAGGCATCTCTATCTACTATAACATCCCATGGACTTAACGCCTTAATGCCAACACGATCAAGAATATTTTTCGCATCTCTTGGATATAACTTTATAAAACTTTGGGGGTAAATAAGGGCCATACGGCTTGCCAATTCACACTGGGTCTTCTGTTCAAATAGAAATCTATTGGCAACAACCTTGGCCAAATTCTTATCTCCTTTACCCTGTGCATCAGCACCTATCTCAACAGCTGGTGACTTACTGAATAGGGATGCAATGAACCCCTCAACATAAGCATATGCATCAGCTGTCTCAATTTTGATTTGATTTCCAGCATTTTTATCTTTATAGAAATCTGTAAGATAAGCTGACTTATAGCGCTTCATCTCTGCTTGCAGACCTGACCAATAATCAGTATGCGCTGAAAGAACGGTACGAACGAAGTTAACCTTCTCTTGACTATTTAGTTCCGACATTAATTTTCCTCATATAATATTATTTTGTAAAACGCTTTTAAAACTAGCTACGTTTCTCTGACATACCCAATGATTCACTAACAATCTTGTCTGCCCTTCTCTTCCTTATCCAGTCCGGTAGGAATGCTTTATTATTGGCTATAACCTTTTTAATACACTGACAAGCTAATGCCAAAGCAATGACTGTATCACCATGATGATCCATTGTATCAGGCACTGAAGGAGCAAGGTTCTGTTTAGATAGCTGATAAGACCTAGCCTCAGCATATGTTATACTATCTATCATTGTTATAACACCCTCGTGAAACAACGCCTTCAGTTCTTCAAACATCACCATCTTCGATTTCGTGGTAGTGTACCAGTCTAGACCTTTATCATTCTTCCAGAGGTTATAATACCCCCTATGCCTAAGTTCATTTAAAACAGGGAGCCCCCAGTTATTCTCTTCTACTAACACCTTTGCATTGTTATATTCAACAGCCATCCGATGTATATGTTCTGCTAACTGAACAGGTGTTGTTGTGTTTGAGCGGAACATAGCCACCGGTTGATACGTCATCTTATCAAGCACAGTTATAACAGAATAATCACCACCACGACCACTAGCCACATCCACACCAATACCATAGGCACCGTCTGGATCTGGAACAGTGAACTGATAATACTTATTATTTTCAGCCTCAACATTTAACACCTCCATATATCTCATATCATCATCAGAGAAGTACGACGTTCCCTTCTGAGCAAAGGCATCCTTTATCTCCAATGGATATTCCCTCATAAACTTCGCGGTACCCAGACGATGAATCATGTTATCACGCCAATACATCTGACCATTGGTTAGCTTATGCTTATTCGCATATTCAACATCCTCAGGCTCATAGGTAGATGGATAATCTTGTTTATACTTCTCATGCTCATTCCAGCCAAAGAATCTAAAGTTCCAATTACCTTCACCTCTCTGTGCCTTCAGTACCTCTCTATGAAATGCATCCCCATAATGATTAGCCGTTGATTCAATAATAAGCTGATTACCATTCAGCGCAGCTACAGCAGTTGCTTTAAGTTCTTCAGGCGATGGTGTGAAAGCATATTCCGATATATGTAAGCTATTACACGTGAATGACCGTAATCCTCCAGAGGCCTCGCCTGATACCGCCATTATCTTTGCACCACTATCTTTTAATATTATCTCCGTTGCATTTTCTACTATCAGAGGACGACGTAAGGCAGCAGGTAATTTACTATAGAAAAATTTGTACATATGCAATAGGTGTTTTGCTGAAGATAACTTATGAGATAATATCGCTATAGTAATCGGTTCATTGCTTGTATACCATTTCCAGAACAGGAACGCTGATACTATTGTAGATGCTCCAATCTGTCGGGGTTTCAGGAATAAACAGTCCTCATCAGTGACAAGGGATTCAATCATTTTTATCTGTTCCGACGTGGGTGACAGGTTAACGATTTTCCCATCTTTCCCGATTATCTTAAGACGACTGATAAAGTCTATAGGGTTATTTAATATTTGTTCTATACGCATGTGTTGTTAGTGTGATTCATAAAAAGTTGAAAACTGAAAAGATTTATTTCGAGGGGTAATTCTATATTAGTGCCTAATATAGAAAAAGGTATACCCCTATATATTATATTATTTATTATTATATCGGAAGGAAAGTTTTTCTATATATCATACTACTTATAACATATACTACTATCCCCCTACCTAAATTACTAATACTAATAATCATCCCCTCAATAAATCATAATATTCAATATTCAATATACAACAAATCAAGATCCCCTCAATAAATCATCCCATTCAACATCAACCTCTATCACCTCTATCTCCTCTATCTTCCTTACCCTATTCCTCTTCATCATCTCTTCCGCCATATCCCCAATCTCTTTCTCTATTTCCAAATCTCTACCTTTTCCTTTTCCTTTCCATCCATCCATCAAATAGTTCCTTATC